TTTGACCATAATCATTAACTTTGATAAAAAAATATTTTTCACCTTCAATATCTGCTTGTGATGTACCTGTAACTCTATTTATTTTATTAACAGCATTTTGTTCTAAATTTATTATATTTGTTCTAATATAAAATAGAAACAAATAAAAATTAATCATGTCGGAAATCAAAGAACAAACTGCAATCGAATATTGCGAAGAAACCTATCCACAAACGTGCGAAGAATTCAAAAACATCTTAGATGAGATGTACACTACATTTTGCAAAAAGCAAAGAAACTATGGAACTGGAAATATTTCCGTAGGAACGGCACTCCAAACCAAGGAAGATATCAAATTATCATTAAGTGGGCTATGGTTCAGAAAGAATGATAAGATTCAACGATTGAAACAATTGGTAGTATTAGGTGCGCCGGATGAAGTGGGGGAATCAATCGAAGATACCTATCAAGACCTCGCAGTTTATTCAGTTATCTCTCAATTGGTGACTCGAAATAAATGGGCAAAATAATTTGGAAAATTAAAAAAATAGTTGTACATTTGATACAACAAAAGATAAAAAGGTTATATTTAGATATAGGTAATATCGATATACACCTAAACTTTAAAAACAATTATTAACTTTAAAACAAAAGAAAAATGGACATTTCATTAGCCTTGAAACGATTTAATTCGTTACAAAACACTTCCAAAAAATCAGATTCACTTTGGAAGCCAACACCGGGAAAACATCAAATTAGATTAGTTCCCTACAAGTTCAACAAAGACATCCCGTTTATTGAACTTTACTTTCACTACAACATTAATAACAAAACTTATCTATCTCCAATTTCGTTTGGTAGACCTGACCCTATTGTTGAGTTTGCAGAAAAACTTAAACGTACAGGCGATACCGATGATTGGAAAGCAGGTAAGAAAATGGAGCCAAAGTTGAGAACGTTCGCACCTGTTATTGTAAGAGGTAAAGAAAACGAAGGTGTTAAATTTTGGGGATTTGGTAAGACCGTTTACCAGGATATCTTAGGTTACATCGCTGACCCGGATTACGGAGATATCACAAACCCATTGAATGGTAGAGATATCGTATTGGAAATTGTTGCAGCTGAAGAATCAGGTACATCATATCCAACGACTACAATCCGTGTTAAGCCAGCTCAAACAAAGGTAGCTGATTCGCCGGAAGCAATTCAAACTATTTTGGAAAATCAAAAAGATATTACCGAAGTATATTCAGAATTATCTTATTCAGAATTAAAAGGTGTATTAGAAACTTGGTTAAACCCATCAGCAGTAGCATCTACTGATAGTGATAGTGTAGTTGAAGAATTAGAAGCTCCTAAACAAGCTCCTAAAGTAAAACCACAACCATCGGTAGATTTAGGTGGAACATCTGATATTAGTGGAGATTTGCCTTGGGAAACTGAAGCACCTGCCGCACCAAAAGCAGCAGCACCAAAAGATGATGTAGCATCGGCATTCGATGATTTATTCAACAACTAATTAAAAAAGTTACAATGGCCAAAAGAGAAGAAGACTTAGCGAGCATACTCGCTGACACTCTCAACAAACAAAATAAGGATGGTAAGATTGCCTATTTCTTAGATGACGATAGTACGGATGCACCTACTAACGTTAAAGATTGGTTATCTACGGGTAACGCAATGTTAGATGTGGCAATTTCAAATCGTCCTTATGGCGGTTTGCCGGTTGGTCGTATTAGTGAGATTACGGGTTTAGAGCAGAGTGGAAAATCTCTGCTCTCCGCCCATCTCTTAGCAGAAACCCAAAAGAAGGGTGGTGTTGCAGTACTAATAGATACGGAAACCGCAGTAAGTAGAGAATTTTTAGAAGCAATCGGAGTAGATATCTCAAAACTACTTTACGTTTCAGTTGATACTGTTGAAGGTATTTTCGAAGCATGTGAAACAATTATTGAGAAAGTAAGAACGGGTGATAAAGATAGATTAGTTACAATCGTAGTCGATTCAGTAGCAGCAGCATCTTCTAAGAAAGAGATGGAAGCTGATTATGATAAAGATGGTTACGCAACTGATAAAGCTATTATCATTTCCAAAGCAATGAGAAAGATTACCAATATGATTGGTAGACAATCAATCGCTTTAGTATTCACAAATCAGTTAAGACAGAAAATGAACGCAATGTTTGGTGACCCTTGGACAACATCGGGTGGTAAAGCATTGGCATTTCATAGTTCAGTTAGATTGAGATTGAAGAGTATGGGGCAATTAAAAGTTGGTGATAGAATCGTTGGTATCAAAGTTCGTACGCAAGTTATTAAAAATAGAATGGGGCCACCATTAAGGTGTGCAGATTTTGATATCTTCTTTGATAGAGGTATCGACAACTACGGAGGTTGGTTAGCAGTTATGAAAGATGCTAAAATCTTAAAGCAAGCAGGAGCTTGGTATGAATACATTGATATTGATACAGGCGAAATTAGTAAATTCCAATCTAAAGACTTCACTAAGATGTTAGAGAACGAAGAACTAAAAGACCAAATCTATCGTAGGATTTGTGAGGCAACCATTTTACAATACAAAACAAATTCGGCAACGGATGAAGTTGAATCAACAACGGACGGAGCAAATGAGTCAGATTAATAAAAAGTATTTAGATATACTAAAACAAATAGATGAAGAACATAAGGGTTTTGGAGATTTACAACGTAACTCCAAAACTTTGGTTATTGATGGTCTTAATACCTTCATTCGTTCTTGGTCAACCGCTCCGAATCTTAATGATAACGGAGACCACATTGGAGGAATAGTCGGTACTTTAAAAAGTATCGGCTACGCCATCCGATTAATTAACCCTACACGAGTAGTCGTAGTTTTTGATGGTAAGGGGGGTTCAAACAGCAGAAAAGAAATATACGCAGGATACAAATCCGAAAGAGGTAAGAACAAAATCAAAATGAGATTGAATCGTGCCGCTTCAGTTGAAATGAATCCTGAAGAAGAAAGTGCATCTATGAAACGTCAAATGACGGGATTAGGAGAACTTCTATCCGCTCTACCCGTAACCATTATGATTTATGATGGAATCGAAGCTGATGATGTAATGGCTTATATAGCTACTACATTAAAGAAAGAAAATGAGAAAGTAGTAATAATGAGTTCGGATAAAGATTTTCTTCAATTAGTGAATAAAGATGTTAGTGCATATTCACCATCTAAGAAGAAGATTTACACAATCGATGAAGTAAAAGAAGAATACGGATTTCATCCTCACAATTTTATTAATTTCAGAATGATTGATGGCGATAAATCCGATAATGTAGAAGGTATTACGGGTTTGGGTGCAAAAACAATTATCAAAGCATTTCCAATACTAACTGAAGAAAATGTGCATACTATCGAATCTATGTTAGAGTATATTGAAACTCTACCAAAGAAAATAAAAGCACACGAATTATTTCAAAACAATTTGGAAATCTTAAAAAGAAATCGTAAATTGATGCAGTTATCCGAACCAGACTTTAGTGGCAATCTTCGTTTAAAAATAATGGATAGGTTCAATGAATCAACTCCAAAGTTTGATAAACATTCATTTCTAAAGTTAGGGATAAAGAATCGTATGTTAGATGCGTTTCCAAATGTAAACGATTGGTTACAATCAACATTTTCACATATTAGTAAATTTTAAAAAATAAGTTATGGCAGACAAAGTAGCACAACCAATTGGAGATAGAGTTCTCCTAAAAGAATCAGAACAACAAAGTGATAGAACCGCAGGTGGAATTATTATTCCAGACAGCGCTAAATTAGAAGATGTTAAAAGAGCAGAGGTTATCAAAGTAGGACCTGGCATTTACACACAAAATGGAACATTGATTCCAATGAGTGTAAAGGAAGGCGATGAAGTGATTTTACCACCATACCATCAGGGTACTGAAGTAAAAATCAATGGAGAAAAATATACCTTATTAAGAGAATCAGAAATCTTAATGGTATTAAAATAATTTTTAAATTAAAACATGGACAAACCGTATGAAGTGTATTAAAGTAGTAAGAGAAACAAAAGACAATAAAATTGGTACAATTCGTAGAGTAGCAGATTTAGAAGCGGATACCAAAGTAAGTAGTAAAGTATGGGCGTTCTGCCCAAAATCGGAGTGGAAATTAGCAACTCGAAAACCAAAGAGTGTGCAAGTTAGTGACCAAGTTACTGACCAAATAGAGGAATTATCAATCGAAGAGAAAAAATTAGCAAGAAAGAAAACTAAGAAATAATGGAAGCAATAGATACACTAGTCAAATATGGCCAATCGTATCAATCTAAAGTTGTTGCTTCTCTTATATCAGATGTAAAGTTCTTAGAACAGGTAACTGAAATAACCAAACCAGCTTTTTTTGAATCACAAGCCAACCAATGGATTATCGAAGAAGTACAACGCTACTTCGATGAATACCGAACAGTTCCTACAATGGAAGTGTTTAAAATCAAAGTAGGTGTTGTTGATGATAAAGCATTAAAGCAAACTGTAATTGAACAATTAAAAAATGTTTATTTACAAATAGGTTCGGAAGATTTACCATATGTTAAAAAAGAATATCTTACATTTGCTAAGAATCAAAAAGTAAAAGATGCCCTTCTAAAATCGGTAGATTTACTCAAAGCAGGTAACTACGATAAGATTATAGATACAATGATGGCAGCATCCAAAGTTGGTGTAGAAAACGACTTAGGGATGGATTACATTGATAATTTTGAATCGATTATGGAAGATGTCAAACGTTTTTCAGTATCAACAGGATGGGATGTAATTGATGAATTAACGGATGGAGGATTAGGACCAGGCGAATTAGGAGTTGTAATGGCTCCATCGGGTATTGGTAAAAGTTGGTTCTTATCTAAAATAGCATGTTCGGCAGTTCAGCAGGGTATGAATGTTTTACATTATACTTTGGAATTATCTGAAAGTTATGTAGGACAGAGATATACAACAATTCTCACCGGCATCCAAACATCGGAACATAAAGAACGTAAAGATGAAATCATTCGTAAGATTAAGAATACACCAGGTAGAGTTCGTATTAAGTATTATCCACCACAAATTGCATCAGCTAAAACACTTTCAGCTCATATTGAAAAATTAAGAGCAAGTGGATTTAATCCAAATTTAATCATTATTGATTACGCTGATTTATTAAAAAGTGGAAATAGTAATAGAGATGGATTATATGCAGAATTAGGTGGAATCTATGAAGAATTGAGAGGTTTAAGTGGTGAACAACAAATTCCTATTTGGACAGCAACTCAAACTAATAGAGCAGCTAT